CAGAACGTAATGTAATGTTTAGTACAGAAGAGTTATTAGCAATGAAGTTAAAAACTTTTGAAGCTAATAGCCCTAAGGAAAAGATAGATTCCATGGTTAAAAATCATGAGAAAATACTTTTCTTTAGCTCACTAATAGAAAACATTGAATTATTATCGATGGGTAAAAAACCTACAGATAAAATTCATTGTGAAAATTTAAGTGTAGTTGATATTAGGAATTTCCTAATCAATCTACTGTGCTTTCCGGCGTTAAAAAATTATCTGCATTTTGCAGCTAATAAAGACACCAAAGAGCAACGGTTACAAGTAGAAAAGAATTTCATACTTGTAAATAACTTTACGTTGTCTCAATTATCATTGTGGGAATTTGCCCTCAATAATAATTTAACCCTTGCGAGGTTACACGACCTCCAAAACATAATCACTGTCAATGACAGAGTTAACATTAGTGGTAGTCTAGGCCAAAAGGCCTACGAGAGTGGTTTCGAAACCTACTCCCTAATGGATTCGACGGATGATTTTGGTACTGTTGAAGGTATTACTATCAATCCTAGAGCTATTAAGAGACTAATTGATCTCATTATAGCGTGTAATGAGGCCTATCTTGATAAGAAGTTCTTCTCAAGATTTGGACTCACCGATAAATCAAATACTAAGGCACTAGTTGCTTTATATTCGGATTTAAATCGGGCTTTAAATAACCCACCCACTTCAAACGAAGCCGGGGGTCTTGTTTTGAATTTCCCTTGACCGACTGGTGAAGGTAATAAAACAAGTTTAGTACAAGTGGAAGCTAACAATTTGTTAGATCACTTGAGGTTTCTAGGTATAGACCACATGTTACCTGACATAATTCAATTAAACAATCTTATCTCTGATAATGAAAGTTTAAGAGACGCAGGTTCTGTGGTGCCTTCAACTTTTTTTGACAACTTTATTGATAAGGGCGAAATCTTGCCTGAGTCAGATGTGTAAACTCGTGCATCATTTCCTTTTCAAAGTAGCCAAGTTATTAGGAGTAATTTACCTAATGACAATTTTCCATTATTA